GGAGGCGGAGCCGTAGCCGTCGCCGTCGCCGTAGCCGTAGCCGGAGGCGGAGCCGTAGCCGGAGGCGGAGCCGTAGCCGGAGGCGGAGCCGTAGCCGGAGCCGTCTTTTAGGCTTGCCAAGGCACTACCGCCTTGATGCTGGCTTCGGCCTTCGCCGACACGTCGAGAATTTCAATTGCTTGCAACAGTTCAACTCTCGGCACGGCTACCGGGAATTTGCAGTCATTTGGTCGCGATGTACCATCCACGGCCAACTGAGAAAGCGATGCAGCGCCAGCCCAGTACCACAGCCTGCGTGCATCGGTGAGAACAACTTCCTGCCCTTCGCGAGACTCCAGATTCCCCGCGAAGACTCCGGCAGAGTAGGTGCGAACGATCACGTACTTTGCTTTCTTTTTTGCCATAGTGCTCCTTTCAAAAATCTACGCTGACATAATCTCCGTTTCCAGTCGCATGAGCGACTCGCGGATGTTGTTGTTAGCTTCTTTAATCAGTCGGGCAAAGTTTGGGCGCTCAACTGGATTGTCAGTCTCGGCATCCCAAACTCTTTCCAGCAACGCGCTGGCATCTTTTGAGATCCCGTAGCTGGAGAACTCCAGCAAGCGGCAGCGCGACATGAACCGCGCTTCGAGATTGGTGATGTCGTTTCCGGTGAAAATGAAAACGGTATTCGGCGGAAACGCTGTCGAGTCTAGCAGACTCAAGAAGGCCAGTTGCGCCGGATAGCTCATTTGATCGGCTTCGTCCACAAGTACCAGGTGCATCTTGCAAGGTTGCCAGTCTGAGAACATGCGCGGCATCCAATGACACTGACGCGCTATGGCCTGTACCGTTTCCAAGGTGCATTCCTTCGACGCGATGTGATGCAGCTCCGCAGGCATCTCCGCAGCAAGCGCTAGGGCCATTGTAGTTTTGCCTGTGCCCGAAGGTCCGAGGAAAAACCACGCGCTATTGAAGGGCGCCGCGGCTAGTTTCCCCATGATCTTCTTTATCTTGTCAAGGCCGACAAAATCGGCGATGCGCTGAGGACGGTACTTCTCGGTAAGCGGTTGTGGGAACTCGAAACAAAGGTTGTTAGAAAAGTCTGAATTTAGACTTGGCTCGGTGAGTTGGAAGTTTGCTGCCATAAACGTGTTCTCCGGTGTTCGGATGTAAGGGCCATGCCCTCTGTTACGATTGCGACCTTACCAAACTTACGAAAGTATGTCAAGATAATTCGTATTTATTTTTGACTGCCCATGTCTCACTCTGATACAGTCTAAATTTAGACTTCTAGCGCCGTGCCCTCTCGTCTTCCGGTTCCCTGCTATCCTCGTAATCCATCCGCCGGCAAACCCAGTCACTCAGCGTTTCCTCGGTGCGCCGTGCCATTCTCCGCAACTCCTCCACAGATTCCCCGCCGATCCCTTGCAACTCTCCCATACAATGCCCCTCCTTGGGCGTTAGCGCCCATTACAGCGCACTACTCCCCAGGCGGCAAGGTTACGCCCGTCCCTGTACCTTCGATTCGCCCTAGAGCTTCCACTCTCGCCCTCAGCGTTTCCAGTTCATCCCTTTGCCTTGCATACCGCTCACGCGCTAACAGAGCTTCGCAAGGTTTGCAGTATCGCCGATTGCCGTTACGCTCACCGCCACATCGTGAGCAACGTCCTTTATACTTCGGTGGCCGTCCCTTCAGCATCGCACCCCTCGATTCTCGTGCATCCGTTTCACGTGAAACAAATGTACGAGAGAAACATTCGCTCAAGACGTGCATCTATGTCAATACTCCAGCATCAAAGCGGTTTTGCTAGTCGCCTATCGTGTTATTCGCCCATCGTATCGTGTCTGGCCGCGCCCCAGGTCATAAGTTGGCAGGCGATTCGCGCTCAATTCGCGATGGTTTGGCAGTTGTTTCGCGTGAGATCGGCCAACCCGCGCCACTAGATGAGGGTAAGTGTATGAGTGTAAAGGGAGGGACACATAACTCTAAGTTAGCCGACACAGTGCATAGGCCGGATTGTCGGCCCTGAGAAGTTGTCCGCACCCGGCGGGGTGCACGATGTCATTGACAGGTTTTTTCTCTCTGGGCGTAAAAAATAAAAAATTTTAGTTGACAGAAAAAGGGAACCGCAGTAACCTCGGTTACCATGAATGTAAAAGGAATAGAGGTAACCTTGGTAACCCTCGCAAAAGCGAATGCGATCATGCGGGGGCAGACGCTTACGGAGTGGATCCGCGAAGCAATGGAAGAGAGGCTGAAAGATGGACTTGGGAAAGTTGAGCGAGTTGAGTCACCATCGGAAGTGCCAGGAGTGCGGGGCGGAGTTCGAAACGATACCGGCAAGCAAGGGAGAGCCAGAGGTTCCGGCGCTGCAACAGTTCAGCGACCATCTCACAAGCCACCAAGCAACGCCGACGCAGTGGGGAGAAGCGTACAGCAAGATAGCGGCGGGCCGGGAGTCTGCGAGAGGCCGTTTGTAGGGCCAGCGCACGCGAAGATGTGCGGGTGTGATGGTTGCAAGGCACGGCGCCGCGCAGAATTAACTTGACAAACTTTCCTTACCGCGCTAAGGTGCGCACATGCCGAATTTGAATATCGAGATCAGTGACGAGCTTTTGAGGGACATTCGGATCAGGTGTGCGATTGAGGGTGTGGCGCAGAAGGATTGGGTGCCGAGGGTGCTGGCCGAGGTGCTTGGGAGAGAACCAGCGGTCGGCATAGCGGCAGGGGGAGGGGATGCGGCTGGCGTCCCCTCCCGAGAAAGAGGGTAAGATGTTTTGGAACAACCGGCTGTTGAATCAAATCCTGAAAAACACGGAGAGCATTATGAGTCAGACTGGCGCGGGGCTAGCGGCCTTGCAAACCTTCACGAACACCACATTTCCGGCATTTGTCACGCAACAGACGAATGACTTGGCGGCTTTAACCACCTCAATCAACAATGCGATCGCGGCCTTGCAGTCGAGCAACGCGACCGAGGATGCAGCGGTGCAGGCAGCGGTGACGAACCTGCAAGCGGCGCTGACGACTGTGGAAACGAATCAGGCGGCATTGGAAGCTCTGAATACGGCGCTGGCGGGTGCGGAAGTTCCGCCGGCTTCGAACAAGGGGTAGTATTTCCTCCTGGAAGGGGGCGGACCTTGTGCGCCGCTCCCTACTTTTCTAGTCTAAAATTAGACTGCCATGTGGAACGAAGGCGAAGACGACGATGACGATGCGTGGTGGGGAAATGACTTCGAGGCCCGCGGCAAAGCAGTTTCGCGCGTTCCGAAAAAGCACGCGCATGACGCAAAGGATGCTGGCGCTGTGCTTGGGAATCAGCCGCAGGTCGGTCATCAGCATTGAGACCGGGAAGCATCAGCCGTCGATACTGCACTGGATCGAGTTTGAAGAGTTGGTCAAGCGACACAAGGAGAAAACGCCGTGAGAGATACGAGCTTGGCAATTTTGATTCTCGCCGTGATTGTTGTGTTCTGCTTTTTGCTGACCAGAGCGCAAGGGCAGGAAACAAAGCCTGTAGTGGCGCCGCTTTCGAGCGACGAAGAAATTGCGCTGCTGGCCGCGCAGAAAGAGCAGATGCGTGCAGAGCAAGTCTATCAGGCGGCGAACAAGCGGCTGATAGATCTTGTCCAGAAAGTTTACGCCGACCGGAAAATTGAGATCAAAGACTATACGCTGTGCGACGGGCCGGGGCCGGTGGAGTGCAAGGACGTGCCGCAGGGCCGCATTGCGTTACGTTTGGTGCCGAAGAAAGAGGCGAAGTAATGGAATCCGAGAAGTCAATCCCGCTCCCTCTGACCGGCGAAGAGATTCAAGAGGCCGTGGTGGTCAAACTGCGCGAGTGTATGCAAAAAAACTGCCACCTTGGGCTAGGGAACGCCTACACCTCGGCAAAGATCGAAGTCACGGTCAAGATGACGCTGTTCGATTACGGCCGCGAAGTTCGAAACAACGAACTGGCGACGGTCGAGATCGACTCAGGATTGCCCCAGGAGAGCGCTCCGGTGACCGTGGAAGGGCAGTTGACGACCGATCCGATGCCTCCCAACCAACTGAGGGTCGAAACCGATCAGAGCGTTCCTGTGCAAACAACGCAGGATGGAAAGAAGGTCACGAAGCACCTGAAATATGCTCCTCGAAAGGCGAAGCCATGATTAGCGTCCTCGACAGGAAATCGGTTGATTCATTATGTTTGAAGATGTTGGGTTTTGATCCTCACCCGGTTTCGCTACAGGGAATAATCACTCGGGTTAACGATCAGGAAGAAAGCAATCTTCAACGCGCCATGCTGATCCGGAATGGTAAACGGTGAAAAAAAGAATGGGAAGCGCGAGAGGTGAAGCCATGACGCCGGAGTTGCTGGAAAGCATGGAGCGTGACGAACGCGCGATTGAGAGAATCGCTGCGGCCTTGGAAGCGTGGGTTAAGATTGAGCGTGAGCGATTGGACAAGGAATTCCCTCCAAAGGTGAAACAAGATGCCTTCATTCTCCGAGCCGATGACCGAACCGAACAATTCAACGATAAGCCTTCCGAACAATGGCTCGCGGAAACAGAAAACGCGGCTGGCCCTTCCCGGTTCTCCAAACGGCTCGAAGAGAGTGGCGCTGAAACGCCGGCCACGGGGGGAAGCGGCGTTGCTGCGGTTCCTGAAGGGGACGGGAATAAGCGCAAGCCAAGTTGAGGTAGCGCCGAATATCTCGTCGATTTTTCCCAACCGCAAGTCAGTGATTGATGCCTTGAGATTTTCGGCAGAGCCTTCCGCGATAGCGTTCTTGCAGGTTTACGACAAGACCCCGGAGTGCGACCGCAAGCAGATTTCGTTTGAGGCGATGGCGCTCAAGAGCAAGGTGAATTTCGCGGAGCTACTCGGTGCAATGATGCTGGCGTTTCAATCTTTTCAGGCACAGAAAAGCGCGGCCCTGGTGATGGGAGAGCACCCCAGTATTGTCGCAGCGAGCGTCAAGTTTGCGAAAAAGTCGAAGGGGATTCAGGACCGCAAGATGCTGCATGAGGCTGTGCGGTTCTTGCCGACTCCGAAGGGATCGAACATCAACTTCAACTTTGGCGACAAGGAAAAGCCGGAGGCCGACGAAGGGCCGTTGCAAGAGCCTGAGATGGACGCGCTTTTTCCACTGATTACAAATAGGGAAGAAAAGTGGCAGACCGACCGGAGTCGGATGCTGGAGAGTAAAAACTGAGATGTACTCGCCAAAAGTGATTGAACAGACCCTCGACACTTTCGCCGCCCGAGAGGGCTGGCGCCCGGTCTATCACTCTCTCGGAGAAGTGGACGAATTCAAAGCCTACATCGAAAGCCTGGTTGACACCCAAGAGAACCAAAACGGCAAGACGTATTTTATGAAAGACGGCTTGCGGTTGACCGCAACGCGCCAAAAAGAAATTCGCAAGTTCATCACCAACGAGCAGTTCTTGTGTTTCGCGGACTCGAATTATTGGGAGAGCCGCTATGCCTTCATCTGCGACGACAAGAACGAAATCTTTCGATACAAACCGCGAAAGTCGCAGGAGATTTTCCACAAGATCCTTGAGCCGTTTGATGAAAACCAGTATGCCATCGAGTTGTTCTGCATCAAGAGCCGACAGGTGGGAATCACGACGGCGACGGCGATGAAGTTTCTCCACCGCCTCTTGTTTATCCCCAACACGCAAGCGGTCATGGCTTCGGTGAGGACGGCGAGTTCGGAACTGATTGGGAGAATGCTGGACGTATGTTCTGACCGGCAACCGTTCTGGCTTGGGCCTTCAAAGTCGAGCACGAAGGCCGCTACGCCGAAGTGGACAAACGGCTCGATTCTCTCGATTCAGTCGGGATCGCAGGCTATGGGAATCGCGCAAGGGTGGACGCCGACCTGCGCTCACGTCTCGGAGATTGCCGACATCCCGCGGCCGAAGAAAGTCTTGGAAGAAGGTTTGTTCCCGGCCATGCACTCCTCGCGCAAGCTGTTTTTCGTTTTGGAGGGCACCGGCGGGGACTCGACAAGCTGGCAGGCCGACAAGTGGCGCTATTACAAGGAAAACTGGGGCAAGGGCGGGCGCTTCATGCCAATGTTCATTACGTGGCCGTGCGCGAGCGACCTGTACCCTCAGCCTGATTGGTTGCGACAACACCCCGTTCCCGAGGCTTGGAGGCCCCTGGACGAGACGAAACGGATGCAGCGGAAGGCAGAGCTATACATCCGGTCAACCGACTACCTGGCGAGGATCATGGGCGCGAACTGGGCCATGCCGCCGGAGCAAGCGTGGTTTTGGGAGACGAAGTACCGCGAGGCCGTCCAGAGCCACACGGTCAAAGTCTTTCTCTCGCAGTACCCCGTGACTGACGACGAAGCCTTGCAGTCGAAAGACGATCTGGTGTTCTCGGACGAAGTTCTCTACGAGGTCGGGAACCGCAGCGAGAAAGAGTACGAAGCCTACGCGATTACGGGAAAGTCTGTGCTGATCGGGCAGAGCGATGAACTGTACGAGCCGGACCCGGAAGAGATTGACAACGATAAGCCGCGCATCCCTGTCTCTTGGAAGTCGAAAAACGGCCAGATGAATTTCTGGGAGATGGTTCCGCTGAAAGAGTTCAAGGACACCGACGACGGTCTTTGCTTCAACAAGGTTCTGATCTTCAAGCACCCCGAGGAAGACTTCAACTATTCCATCGGGATTGACACGGCAGACGGCTTGGGCTATCCCGACGAAGATCGTTCTGTTTGCACGGTGCTGGAAAACCACACTGGCAACCAGCGCGACGAAGAGGCGGCGACGTTCGTCTCGAACATGGTCAACCCTCCGCAGATGGTTTCTATCGCGGCGTGCCTTGCAGCGTACTACGGCCAGTGGTGGGATCAGCGAGCGCACACGAAAGATCCTCGCGGCTGCAAGTTCATCATCGAGCAGAGGGCGCGATACGGCGACGATTGCCAGTTCCAGTTAAAGCTCATGGGCTTCATCCACCATCACAAGTTCCACACCTACGATGACAAGGTGGTGTCCTCAACGAACGCGAAGAAAATCGGCTGGTTCTCGAATGCGTGGAGCGTGCCGATGTTGCTCAACCGCTTTACGGACGCGCTGCAAGGCGGATGGTTGAAAATCAGCCACCCCATGACGATTCGGCAGTTGAAGACCTGGGTGCGGAAGACTTCGATTTCAGGCAAGACGAAACTGGATCACGAAAGCGGCAAGCACGACGATAACTTGAGAGCAATTGCAATGGCGTACTTCACCTCGCACAGCGACGACGTGCTGGTGAACCGACAGCAGGCGAAGTACGGCAACCCGGACGAAAAGAATCCGCCGATCAACTACGAGTATTTGGAGAACACGATCACCGTATGAGCGACCTTTGGCTTCCACCTTCGGCGCGTCCCGTCCAGATTCAGCAGAAGCAGCGCGTGTGTGTTCTGACTCACATCAACACCGGCCGCATTCTCTGTTTCTGCCTAGACGATGCCTTCGCCTCGACGTTCGAGCACAGCGGATACCTCAAGCACGAAATTCATCACGCGCACGAATACGATATGTGGGCCAAGAGGCTGCGCGAGCAAGCAAAGCAGGACAACGAAGCCGAGGACTTCGCGTATCTTGAGCGCGAGGATGGCGTGCGAAAGCGCCTGCGCCAGCAGTTGACGGATGTGATTCAATCTTCCTCGAAATCGAATGCCGACAAGAAGGCCGCGGAGTCGGCGCTGCATTGTCTCGACTATATGGAGCGAAAGAAGAAGCGCTACCGCGCAGAGAGCTTCATGGTTCAAGAAGCCTACGAAAGCAGCAAGAATGCCGGAGAAGACCTTGTAAACGAGATCATGGTGCCAAAGAAAAAATGAGCAACCCAATCCCAATCCTATTTTTCTCCGATGCTGTTTCGGCGTCCACGGGCCTTGCGCGGATCACGCGCGACATCGCTACGCGAGTTCACGAGTTTCTTCCCGACAAGTTTCGAGTGGGTGCGATAGGGTACGGCGGAAGCGGTTCATCGAAGTATCACTTCCCGCAGTACTCCTGGACGATGAATAACGAATGGGTCATCCACGACCTTCCCGAAATCTGGGAGGACTTTGCCGGGGATGAACCTGGAATTTTTATGAGTGTGTACGATCCTCACCGGATGCTCTGGCTGGCGAGGCCGGAGACATGCTCGGATCGTCGCGTGAGAAGTTTTCTCGAAACCAAGCCGTTCAAAAAGTGGGGCTACTTTCCAATTGACGCGACCGGGCCGCAGGACAGGCTTTCTTGCATGTTGAAAGAATGCCTCATCGGTTACGACCGTGTGTTGTGTTATAGCGCGTGGTCAAAGCAGATTGTCGAAAACACCCTTGGGGCAAAAGAATCGAAGCAACGCGATCTGACCTGGCTCCCACACGGAATCGACACAAACGTGTTTCATCGTTATTCGAAGGTGGATTATCGGCGAATCTTCAGCGAAATGGCTGTTGGGAAAAAAGTTGAGATTGAGCCTGATGAATTTTTGGTCGGGATCGTTGCCACAAATCAAGCGCGGAAGGATTACGGTCTCGGGCTGGCGACGTGCGCGGAGATTGCGAAAGAACGCAAACTGCGACTCTGGATTCACACGGATGCCTTGGACCGATACTGGTCGATTCCCTACCTGCTCTCAGATTTTGGCCTGTCACGCGGAAACTTCATCTCGCTCGACAATCACCCAGACGAAGTGATGGCGCGGCTCTACTCGGCTTGTGACGTGACTTTGGGGATCGGGGCCGGCGAAGGCTTCGGCTATCCGATCTTCGAGAGTCTTGCGTGCGGGACGCCTTGCGTTCACGGAAACTATGGTGGGGCGCCCGAGCATCTCCCGCCTGAACTCCTGGTCGAGCCGAAGGCGTATCGCTACGAGGGCGTTTATGGCTCCGTGCGGCCGGTGTACGACCCGAAAGACTGGGCGAAGAAAGTCTTGGCAGCACCGCAAGCGAAGTTTCCTGAGTACCTGGGTTGGAACGTGAACGTGAGGAAGTGGAAAGAATGGTTTTTGAAGGGAGTGCTATGCCAACCAGCTTAGTGACCGGAGGAGCCGGATTTCTGGGAAGCCACGTAGCCGAACACCTGTTGAAGATGGGAGATCATGTTGTCGTGCTCGATGATCTCAGCGGCGGTTTTGTTAGGAACGTTTCAGACGGCTGCGATTTTTATTGTGGCTCGATTCTTGACCGTGACCTTCTTGAACGTCTTTTTAACTACTTCGCTTTCGACTATGTGTATCACCTCGCGGCCTACGCCGCTGAGGGACTCTCGCACTTCATCAAGCGCTTCAACTACACGAACAACCTGATCGGCTCGGTGAACCTCATCAACTGCGCCGTCAATTACCACGTCGAGTGCTTTGTTTTCACGTCCTCGATTGCGGTGTACGGCGAGCAAGAGCCTCCCTTCACTGAGGCCATGCCTCGGATTCCAGAGGACTCCTACGGCATAGCGAAGGCCGCGGTTGAGCGAGAACTGGAAATCAGCCACAAGATGTGGGGCTTGCCCTATGTGATCTTTCGGCCACACAACGTTTACGGCGAGCGGCAGAACATCGGAGACAAGTACCGGAACGTCGTTGGGATTTTTATGAACCAATGTCTCAAGGGCGGGCCGATGACGATTTTCGGCGACGGTGAACAGATTCGCGCGTTCACTTACGTCAGCGACGTAGCTCCGCTGATCGCCGCGTGCGTGGATGTCCACGCCGCCTACAACGAAAGCTTTAACGTAGGAAGCGGAACACAGGTGACGCTCAACCAATTGGCGAAGTTCGTAGCCGATGCGATGGGCTGCGAGCCGAAGGTTCGATACCTCGACGAGCGCAACGAAGTGAAGTACGCTTTTTGCGACCATAGGAAACTGACTTGGGCGCCTACCCCCATGCCGATCAACTTTGGTTTAGAGCGCATGGCCGCTTGGGTCAAGCAGCACGGCGCACGCGAGAGCAAGGAATTCCAGCACATCGAAATCAGAGGGAATATGCCGAACAGTTGGAGGGGAAAATGATTGCCCTTAGAGATGTTTGCCTTGACGACCGCGAGAGAATGCTGGCGTGGCGGAACCTTCCGGAAGTGGCAAAGTTCATGTACACCGCCCATGCAATTACGACTCAAGAGCACGGCGCATGGTTCAATCGGATGATCCAAGATCCGACGAAAAAGTATTGGATCATCGAACAAGAGGGCGTGGGTGTGGGAGTGGCGAACCTTGAAGGAATCGACCAGGTGAATCGCTACTGCCTCTGGGCGCTGTACACGGTTCCTCCAGCGTCACCGGGAGTCGGCATCGCAACTTGCGCGATGGTTTTGCGGTACGCATTCGAGAAATTGAATTTGCACAAGGTCGGAAGCACGGTTCTCGCCTTCAACAAAACCGCCTGTCTTCTTCATAAGCGTTTCGAGTTTTCCGAGGAAGGAAGGTTTCGAGAGCACATCAACAAAAACGGGACTTGGCACGATGTTGTTTACTACGCCCTTCTGCAATCAGAATGGCAAACGAGTGAACGGCGAGCTGCTAGAGTTTTCGACACAGCGGAGATCAACTCATGCCAATAAACGTCGTGATCGGAGAGTAGCGAGTGAAAGACATTTCGCATTTGAAAGATCGGCACGTTGGAGAACGCGTTTACATCGTGGGCATGGGGCCAAGCCTCTTGAACCTGACTCCGGAGCACTTCGGGCCGGGGCCGATCATTGCCTGTTACGAATCCATCCACCTGATTGAACGCTGGAATCTTCCGAACGATGTTTACTCACTCCAGAAGGACAACATCACTTGGATGCCGAAGCGAGCGCCGCTGCTGCTGCATTCTTGGGAGTCTTACCGCCAGCACGACCGCTACGGCGATTACGAGCCGGTCTATGTCTTCGACACGCAAGCGGACTTCGACAACGAGTTCACGAACACCAGCTTTACCTCGGTCTCCATCGCGCTTCTCATGGGCGCAAGGCAGTTAACGATTTTCTGTTTCGACATGACTACACACGGCGATTCGACAAGAGCAATCGTGTTGAATGGAGAGTTCGTAAAGGATGATACCCCCGACAAATTCCTGAAAGACGAGACGGGAGTTATCGCGCAACTCATGGAAAAGTTCAATGCTGAATGCACTTACGTGACACCCGAAAGGAAAATATGCCCGTAGAAATTCTGCCTTACGTTCCCGAGCGACTGTGGGACTGCCCCGGATTACCCGGCGTCCCGACTTCTTGGGATGGACTGGAAAAGATCATTCCCGACATCATCCGGCGCTTCAATATCGAAACCTATGCTGCTATTGAATTCGGAGTCTGGCACGGCTACTCGACGGCGGCATTGGCAAACAACTTCGAGCATGTGATCGGAGTGGATACATTTGTCGGCGACATCCTTGTGGGCACATCTGAGTCGATGATTGAAACCACCCGAAAGACGCTGAGCCGGTGGCCGAACATTCGGTTGGTGGAATCTGCTTATCAAGACTTTCATTTTGACGTGTTGAGGCCGGGACTAATCCACATCGACATTCTCCACACCTACGAACATACGTTCGCCTGCGGGGTACTGGCGCTCAACCAATGCGACTGCGTGATCTTCCACGACACGGAATCCTTCGTGGAAGTCAAGCGAGCGGTGAGCGACCTGGCGGGAGTATTCAACCGAAAGTTTTATAACTACCCGCACTGTCACGGTCTTGGGATTCTGGCAAAGGAGCCGAAATGTTGAGCATGGTGCATTCGCTGGCAACGCGGCACTGGGAAGGCTGGGGGAACTGCGTGAAAAGCTGGTACGAAACAGCCTCGAAGTCCTATCCGGCCTACATGGTTTACAACAAGCCGCTTCTGGTGGCTTACAACGAAGTTCTCGAAAACACCGACTCCGACATCATCGCCTATATGCACGACGACGTGATGCTCTACGAGCAGGACTGGGATCTGCGCGTGTTGCGCGAGTTCAAGGACACGACGGTGGGAATGGTGGGCTTTGGCGGTGCGAGAGGGCACGGCGATCCCGATATGTACCAGAAGCCTTACCAACTCGTGCAACTCGCACGCCGCGGATTCATGTCGAACATGCGAACGGCTGAGGCTCACGGCGCAAGGTTCAATGGCGAAAGAGACGTGGCCGTGTTTGACGGCTTCGCGCTGTTCGTTCGGCGCTTCATCCTCGACGAGTGGGGAGGCTGGCCGGTGGGGACGCCAATCAATTACTGGGTCTATGATTACGCGATTTCCTGCGAAGTCAGACGGCAGGGATTCCGCAACCGCTTTGTCGGGGTTGACTGCGAGCACCTGGGCGGCAAGAGTCCTTCGATTGTTCCGAATGAAGACATCGAAGCCGCGCACCGATGGCTGTATGACCGCTACCGAGACGTTCTACCTTACGAGGCTTTATGAATCCTGTTCTGACCATCACGCACAACTGTCTTGCCTTGACTGAACGCACGGTTTTGTCTGCGATTGCCCAGAGTGTTGAGACGCAGGTTTACGCCATCGACAACGGCTCTCAGGATGGTTCTCTTGAGTGGCTGACACGCAAATCTTTATTGCTGGATGCGGCGAGCATCAATGCCGGGGTCAGCGCAGCGTGGAATTGCGGTCTCGAAATTCTATTCGGGCGAGGTGCGGATTACGTTTTCATTGTCAACAATGACGTGATTCTGCCGCCTTGGTTTTGCGCTGAACTCCTGTCCTACGACGTTCCCTTCATCACCGGAGTCTCGGTGGACAGCATGGACGCGATTAAAGCACCGGCAGAGAAATTGCCCTTGCAAGGCGCTCCGGACTTCTCGGCTTTCCTGATTCGCCGCGAGGCGTGGGAGAAGATCGGTCCTTTCGATGAAGGGATGAAGTTCTACGCTCAAGATGTGGACTACCACGTTCGCTCGATTCTGGCGGGGATGCCGCTGATGAAGGCAAACGTCCCGTTTTACCACGAGCGCAGTTCAACTCTAAAACTGGCATCCGAAACCGAGCGGCACGAAATTGAAGCGCAGGCCGACCGTGACCGCGCATTCTTCGAGAAAAAGTGGGGCTACAAAGTCGGCTCTCCGGAGCACTATCGGGCTGTGGGATTCGAATACTCCCCCGGCCCTCCGAAGGTGCTTTTCCCAGGACTGCACGGAGACGCAATAAAATTGGCGTGACACTGCAAACGCTTTCGCTTATGATGCAACCGTATGGAAGAGAAGCAGAGAGATTGGCAGGTTCCACCCTTCGAATCCGAACCTACCCGCCGCCAGGACTGGGTAGTTGAGCAAGTTGAAGAAGGCGAGAACTGGCTGAAAAGCCAAGATGTCGATTCCAGCGAAGCGAACCTCAGTCTCCTAAGCGCGAAGGGCACCGAGCGACTCAAGTCCAATAGTCTAAAATCAGACATTCGCAAATTTGTAGAGACGATTTCCGATATTCGGGAGATTGCGACCTACGGCAGCGGGGCTGAGCAATTTAAGTCTCTTGTTGAGATGTTCAACCGCGTGGTCAAGGTGGTTTACCAGAAGTCGCACTTCCCGCGCCAGTCTCGACAGGCTCTCCAGTATTCAGTCGCGCTCAAGCGCGGCTACCTCTGGCCGCGGTACATCCGTAATGAGTTCGGATGGGGCGTAGGCGACATCCAGTTCGACGCCCTCGGGCCGCGAGAGGTGTTGCCAAGTCAGGTTCCCCGGTCAAACGACATCCAGGGAGCCTATGCCGTCACCGTGGTCGAGTGCATGGGCGTGGCCGAAGCTCATGCGCGGTTCCCAAACGACCAAGAAAATCTGATCCCGATTTCCCGATTCAAGTACACCTCGCCAAACCAAGTTCGCCGGCACGAATACTGGGACCGGCGCTACGGCAACGAAAAGCAGGATTGGGAACAGCGGTATTGCGAGATCCGGCACTCGTTTGTGCGAGACCTCCGAATCAATCGCACAGGGAACATGCTGCCGATGGGCGATTGGGGCGAGCGCGACGGCAAAAACGTTCCGCTCACAAGCTGGTCTTACGAAGTACCCTCAGTTGGAAGTTTGATTTCATGGACTGACCCTGAAAACGATATGCCAGCCTCGCGCACGGCCAAGCCGGAAGACTGCCGGATTTATCCAAACCTACGGCAGATCATAACGAATCCTGGTATGAGTCGGCCGCTGTACGATGGCCCCGCATTCGACTTGCACGGCATGATGCCGCCGGTTCAATACGACGTTGACGACTGGCCTTGGATGGCGATTGGCTTCTCCCTGTTGGACGACGTGGCAGGGCTGGAAAAATGCAGTCGCGGATTCCTCGATCTGATGTATCGCGTGCTTCGCGCGAAGATGAACCCGCCTAAAGGCATCAACCTTGACGCTGGCGTGGCCCCAGACATCCTCAAACGCCTCGATTGGCTCCAAGAGACCGGCGACACGCTCTGCCTCAATGGAGACCCCCGGAAGATGCTGGAGTCGATCTTGCCGGACAGCGTTAAGGTCACGCAGGAAGATTTCAGTTTCTACGAACTCCTCGACAAACTGCGGCAGAAGACGCTCGGGCTGAATGACCTTGGAAGCCTCGCGCAGTTGAAATTCAACTTATCGAGTGAGACTGCGGACAAACTGTTGGAGACCATCGGGCCGATAGCAAAGGGAATCGCTGGCAACCTCGAAGTGGCGCACTCAAAAATCGCGCAAATGCTGAAGTTCGACATCTTGCAGTATTTCAGCACGAGGAAACTGATGTCCTATATCGGCCCCGATGGTATCTCGACGCAAGTTTTTGACTTCGATCCAAACTCGATTGTTCCAAGCCACATGCCGTGGGAGAAAAACAAAGACGCGCCAAGCGAAGTCTCGCGGTTGGAGCGCGTGAAATGGTTCGCGCAGAATCTTGAAGTGGTCTCGGTCCCGAGCTTCTTGCTGAACGTGACGCAGATGCAGGAACAGATGAAGTGGCTGAATTTCTTGCAGCGCGGAATGCCGGTATCGTTTTCGACGGCGATGAAGAAACTCGGAGTTGACAACTGGGGTGACACTCCAGGCTCGACGGAATTTGAGAAGTACAAACACGAGCAGTTTGAGATGTTGGAGATGAAAGCGAAGGCCGCGCAGGTCGCGCAGGCGGAAGGCTTGACTGGTGGTGACGAAGGCAAGGGACAAGGTCGTGGAGGCGGAAGGCCACCTAGCGGGAAAAAACCTCCCAAGCTAGAAAAACGGGGGACTACAACCGGTAACGAGAGAACCGTCGTGAGTCAATCCCAATGAAAAGAAATCTAAAACGTCCTTTCGTTGTTCAGCCGCAAGACGAGTCGGTAAAACTCATTCCTTTAACAAGAGGACAGGTCACTATAGTTGACGCGAGCGATTACGTCTGGCTGACGCAATGGAATTGGTATGCTCACCTGGACACAAGTACTGGATCGTTTTACGCTGCTCGCAGGACGTTTGTCGCAGGCAAGAAAGTAAGAATCTTCCTGCATCGTGAACTTTTGGGCCTTGGTTTCGATAAATCATACGAGGGCGACCACAAAGACGGGAACACCTTGAACAATCGTCGCTTCAATTTGCGAAGGGCAACGAGAACAGAAAATCGGCGTAATAGTGGAATACAAAAAAACAATCGGAGTGGAGTAAAAGGCGTGATTTGGCATAAGTCATCACAACGATGGGTTGCCCGAATCGGCGTGGACGGTAGAAAGATTTACCTCGGGAGTTTCAGAACAATTTCTTCTGCTATGTTGGCGTATAGAGCAGCGGTGGTTCAATACCACGGTGATTTTGCAAAGGCAGCTTAAAATGGGACGACCTACAGTGAGACAAACAAAAATTTTCGCCGTCATCGAACAAACTTTGGAGCCGCGAAACGCGCAGGAATTGTCGGATTATCTCCGCAAGATTCGTTTCACGGGTCTGTCCGATTTCACTTCCGAAGCCGCGTACAATCAGGGTGGATTGCGAACCATCAAGACGAAGGAACACATTCCGATCAGCATGGAAGAGTTGGACGCGGTGCTCAAGAATCGGCAGTCAGAAAAAAATATCCCTTGACACGGATTCTGAGTTGGTGGTAAATCTGCGATTGTAGAGATTCGCCATTACCCTCTTGCGAGGAAATAGTGACGCCTCAAGCGGAAACGCTGTGAGGCGTTTCTTTTTGCAGCAAAAATCGAACAAGGAGGCTATATGGCAAAGAATCACAAAGGGCTGGTCATCAAGGGCGGGCACACCGGTGGGAAGAAACACAAGGGTGGCAAGCGGCGTCACAAGGGCGGCAAGGGCAAACGCAGCCGAAAGCGCTAGGAGCCGGTCATGGCGAGAAAAGGCAAAGGCCGTAAGCTGGTCATCAAAACCCGAGCTGTCGGCTGGCAAAAGGGCCGCATGAAGGGCGCTTTGAACAACAAGCGTCACAACAAAGGCTCTTGGAAATCGCACAAGGCAGGGAAATAATGGGCGCTCAGCCGACACCGCAACCGCAACCAGATTCACAGCCGCAGGGCGGGACTCCCAACCCAGGGGGAGTCCCACCGGCGCAACAGCAAGCGAATCCGTTGCAGCAGACTCTTGCCAAGCTCGCGCAAGCCTGTGAGCAACTTTCTCAGCAGAACCCGGTCGTGCAGGGAGAACTCATGGAGGCTCGCACGGCGTTTGTCAAAGCCCTCCAAAAAACCATGATGGCAGCGCGGCCACAACAAGAGCCGCAAGCCGGACCACCCCAAGGATAAACACTCATGCCAAACGTCGCCGAACTACTGAAAGCCGCCGGAATCAAGGATGAAGTCGTGGCCGGACTCCCCAAGGAAGTTGCCGCCGCGCTCGAAGGAATTGCTTCTCAAGCCGAAACGACACTGACCGCCGCACAGAAAGAGAAACTTGCGGCAGACGAAGCCAGACGGCAAGCCGAGCTTGACCGAGCAGAGATCACGAGAACCGTCGAGAGCTACGGCGACTCGCTCACCAAGCAGGGCAGTCTCGAAGCCGAAAACAAAGCGCTGAAGACCTATCTTGAGTCGCTCAAGACTCAGGGTTTCGATGTCACATTGCCGACCGTGGACGGCGCGAAGCCAGCAGTTCCCGGCAGTCCGGCCATCGGAGGCAACGTGGACGCAACCAAGATCACAGCGCAAGTGCGTGGCGAAGTCGGGGCCATTTTCAGCCAGTACCTCGACGCGAACAATGAGCACATCCGGCTCTACGGCGTGCCGATTCCGGACTCGTCCGAGAACATCGCATACGAAGCAGCGCGCGCTCGGAAGCCTGTTGGCGAGTACATCTCGGAGAAGTACAACTTCAAAGCGAAGCAGACCGAGAAGCAGCAAGCCGAATTCCAGAAAAAAGTTGACGACGCGGTGAAAGTGAAGGTTGACGAAACCCTCCGCGTCGAGGCGGAGAAGCGCGGCAGCAATCCGAACCTTCGCCCTGGCGAGTCTTCGCGTGCGAGCCACATTCCGAAGGTCAATCCGGAACAATTTCACAAGGCCGATGGGAACGTTCCTCGCAGAGAGCGCGAGCGTCGGATGCTCGAAAATTTGCACAAGGACGTTGCAGAAATCAGATCAGTAGCATAGGAAAGGTAGGCTCACATGGGCGCCCCGTTATACGATCCGCAGTACAACGAAATAGAAGTATCCACCCGAGAGAGCATTCGCAAGAATGTGATTGAGGAGTGTTTTTTCGTTGACACTCCACTCCAAGACATCCTCCGGCGCTATGGCGTGGTGGAAGACTTCTTGGGCGGCTCGGGCATGGTGGAAGCCTACAACTATGCTCGTCTGCAAGGCATGGCGGTAACGCCGGGACAGACGATCACGGTGACGCGCAACCAGATTGCGAGCGCCGCGAAGTATTACGAGAAGGCATACGCGGTCTTTTGCCAGATCGAAGACTTCGAGTTGGATGTCATCAACCGCGCCGGCGACACGCAGGCCATCGACCAAAGGGCGCTGCTTGAGGCTAACCTGGTGTCGCAGATGAACACGATGCTGGAAATGGACGGCTACCGTCATGGCCAGCCGTCTTCGGCAAACGGTGGCACCTCAAACGTGTCCGATGACCGGTCGAAATCTTCGAACGGATTCTTCGAGGGCTTCTCGAACGGCGTTGACCCCTCCCCCGATGGCAACGTGTTTACCTTGACCGGCGGCGTGACGCGCAATGGCGCAACCGGGCAAGCGTTCAATTCGACTCCGTACTTCTGCGGCCAGTCGAACGGCTATCCCGGACCGATCACCTATCCGGTGCTGACCAACGCGGTTGCCCAACTGCTGACCTTGAACTGCAAGGCCAAGGTTGGAATCACCTCGCCGTTCGGTTGGGCGGCTCTGGTGAACATGCTGCGAGCGATCGCGCGAGTCGATCAGTTGAGCATCAAGGAAGGCACGGACTTTGGGTGGCCTTCGGTTGACTTCTTCGGCATCAAGATCTACGCCGATCCGCTCTGCCCCTCGGCGAAGACTTGGAACTATCTGCCCGGTGGCAACACGGCCGCATTTGGAACGGCGGCGCCGAACACGAACTTCGTGGATGGCAGCGGCAACACGACCAAGCTGAGTTCCTACACGGCTCCGACCTACACTTCGAGTGGGCAGTCGGTTGCGGCTGGCACGGCGTCTCCGACTGGCTCGAACTTCCCGTCGGCGACTGCGATCCAGGCTTCGGAGATTCTGATTCTGTTCGATCCGGAAGCGGTGAAGTTGCGTCCGACCGCCGAAAAGAGTTGGTTCTTCGCAACCAAGATCAAGGAAATTCCGGATAACGTCAGCGCCGCGAATATGTTCCAGCGGCTTGCGACCAATTTCTACGTGATAAACCCGCGGCACGGAATGATCGTGTCCGGCTTTACCGCCTAAGCAGCGAAGGAGAGCGAACATGCCGTTACAGAGAAACGAATTTCTACCGCAGGACATGGTGCAGGTTTACACCTCTTCTTCGGGTATGGTTGACACCCGGACGGGCTACCCGTATCCGTGGGGTGGCCTGATTGTCGGCGGGTACTTCGATCTGACCGAGCAGGAAGCGCAGCTTTACGGGCGCAGCCAATTGCACTGGGGCCGGTATCGCTTCGTCCAGATCGACTCGGGCGCGACGGCTGCGTACATCGTGCAAGGCTCGGTTGGTTTGATGGCGTCGGTTGCCAAGGGGCCAAACATTGTCACGAGTTACGACAAGGGCTTGGGCCTCCAGGGCAACGTGAGTCCGCTGCGTCCGGTGATTTTCTTGGCGGCAGTAACCGCCGCGCAGGTTCTTGCCGGAGCCTACGTGTTCATTCAGGAACGCGGCTACGCGACTTGCATCGGCAAATCCGGTGGCGTGACCAATACAACGCCTCTGATTGGCGATGTCATCAACTCGATTGCGAACGGTTTCTGCGACGATGCCGCTTCGCCGGGATCGATCGTGCCTCAGACCATCGGTTACGCTTTGACGCCGCCGAATCACGGCGCCAGTGGCGGGACGTTTGGCGTGTGGCTGGATCTCGCAAGCGTTGAAGGATAAGGGAGGACACTGTGCAAGCATCAATCGTCAAAGGGTACGAAGGCGGCTTGACAGTCGGCCAGAGAAAAAAGTGGACTTTCTATGGCACTGGACCCGCGTCCTATTCAACGTCCACTTTCGATCCGATCTCATTCCCGGTGGGAATGTACATCGACTCGGTTGAGCCTTGCATGGACACGACCCACACGTACATCGCGTTTCCTTTCCCAAGCGTTGTGGGATCGACGCGAGCGACGTGGACGTTCCGGTGGTTCACTGCGGCCGGCATGACGGAGGTGACGAACAACAGTACCTCGCTTGCGGCGATCGTCGTCCAGTTCACCGCTTGGGGAGGCGATTTCTAGCCCAGGGTTTTGGTTGTCCGTTTGGCGTAGGGAGCGTGCGGCGCGGAACCGCCGCTCCCTTTTTTACAGGAGAAAGCAATGTCGTTCTCGACGATGGCGAAGGGTTTGGCGCAGGGAGAAATTCCCGGAGTCTCGCTCGAACTTACCAAGTCGAAGATCAACGACGCTCTTGGGAAGATTTACGACGAAACGGTGTGGTCATTCCAACTTGGGCAGTCCGGCGGCTGGCTGATTCCCGGCCTTGTGGCAAGTGTGGGGACGGTCACGGTCACACCCTTCAGCCCATACGTGTTTGCTGACGCTGTAGCGAGCGCTGCGTGGCAGTTGGTGTTCGCGCCAGGGGTTGTGCCCACCCTCCAGTTCCGCAACCCATCCTACGCCCTCTATGACATTATCGCCTACAACACGAGCTTTGATGGCAGTCTTGGACGCCTTCCCCTCGGAGCCGTGCCCTTGGGATGGAGTGGGGGATCATACCTAACCCTCGACCGGCCGTGGATGGAGCCGCCGAGCGGTGCTGGTCAGAATTACTACATCTACCAGGCGTATTTCCCGGTTCCGGTGTCTGATTTTAGATCGTTCGTTGAAATCCGAGACACGACCGATGGGGACTACGTGGATTTTGAAGCCTTGTCCCAGGAAGACCTCTCGGTGGAAGATCCTCAACGCGTCATCTTTGGTCCGGCGCTGCCGACCTATGCCGTGCCCTTCGACATCGACAAGCGCCCGAATAGCCTGACCTTGGGGTATTTGCGCTACGAGGTGTGGCCGCACATTCTTTCGGTCTGGCCCTTGAGCTTCACGTTCAAGCGCAGAGGGGCGTTGCTAGTGAATCCGGGGGATGCGGTCCCGTACCCACTGACTGAGGAGTTGGTGACGTTTCGCGCGAAGGAAGTTCTGTACCAGTACAAAGAAGCGCAAAAAGGCGAGCAAATGCAGCGCGGATCGGGCGCGGATTGGAAGTTTCTCGCTGAGTCGGCGCAGAAAGAATACCGGGAGTGCTTGAAGAAGATCAGGGCGGTTGACGCGAACCTGCATCGAGATTTTTTGACGCGGCAGAAGCGCCGTCCACAGTGGACCCAAGACGGATTTTCGACGAATCGCCTTGGACAATTGAACATAGGAAGCTGGTGAAACCATGAAATGTGCAACGATCACGATTACGGACAACACAAAGCCCGCCCAGAGTCTTTACACGCTACTCTCGCAAGGCTCGCAGCCGGGATATACGGTATCGCCAGCGGCGGGGATCGCCCTCCCTCTGAATCTACTTGCGATGGTGAGCTACATTTCCATTCAAGCATCGGTGCAGAACAGTTCCAGTTACATCTACGTTGGGGATGAGAACGTTCACAACGACGGCACTCAGCAAGGGAAAGAGTTGGCGGCGGGGATCGTGTCAACAATTTCAGCCTACCCTCTCTATGCGAATCTGAACGAGATTTACGTGAGGGCAAATGCGAACTCGGTGAAAATCAATGTCGAAATCCACACTTCATAAGCTGGTCTTTGCTCTCTGTTTACTGGTGGCGCCGGTCTTCGCTCAAGTGCCGTGTTCGACGATCACGCCGGTCACGCCGAATCTCGGACTGAACATTCCTGCATACTTGACTCCTGGTGGCCCAACGTCCCCTTCGTGGAACGTGCTCTACAACACGAACCTGATGTGCCTCGACAGTTATCTTTCGGGGAACACTCCACTCTCGAAACTCAGCGTCAACGTCTATTTCAATGTTCTGGAAACAGCTCAGCCCGCGAATCCGCCGGCCGGATGGGAGCGATGGTACGCGAACAGCACGACTCACCAGTTGTCGTGCATAACTTCGGCGGGCGCGAACTGTGCGCCAGTGGGCGGCGGAGGGGGCGGGACTTGGGGTTCGATTACTGGAACGCTTTCCAACCAAACGGATCTCCAAACGGCTCTAAATTTATTGGCGCCTAAAGCAAGTCCGACACTTACTGGGACGGTGACGGTGAATGGACTGGCGGTGGATGCTCCTTCTGGAGTTGGGGTTGCCCGCACAATTACAGGGGATGCGTCCAGTAGCGACATTCTCGATCTCTTTACCAATACCAATGGCTACGGCGCTGGTGGGTATTTGAAAGTTAAGCAACTTACTCCGTATATCGTCCAGCTTTACGGATACAGCGGCTACAGCCAGCAGTCGGTGACTCTGTCTTCTAATGGTGTTACTTTAACCGACTCTAGTGGCAACCAAGCAACGATGAGTCCCGGCGGTTTTTACTACGCTCCTCTTGGAGTATCTTGTGCAGTAGGAAGTTATCTCTTAGCAAACGGTGGCTGTGCTACTCCTTCTTTTTCTAGCGGTTTGTCGGGGATGGTCGGGGGACAGGTTGCTATTGCCGGAACTTCCTCGACGATCACTTCCTCGATGGGACTGAGCGGATCGAACGGATACATTCCGACATCACCAAACCTTCTCGGCGTGGCTGGCGGGACTTTGGTGTGCGTCGATGGTTCCGGCGGCATCAATGTTTGCTCAGGCACGACTACGAGTGGCGGCTCTGGCGGTTTGCTGTGGAGCTTCAACCCACTGACATCTCCGCCTTCGGGACCGTTAGGTTCATTAGGGGCGGCGACTTACGTTTACAACGGCGTATTCAGTTGCATTCTTGCTGGTGGCGCGTCTTGTATGCCAGGGGCTTCAGGAACTCTTGGCCTTGCTTCTACTCCTGCGGCCTTGACGATAGGGTACTTGAATAACGGAACCGGAACGACAAACGGAAAGATCGCCGCGTTGGTTTCAGGAAGCCAAGATACGATTCAAACGACCGGAGCGACCGCAACGAATGTCATCGGCATTGTGGTTTCCGGTGGAGGCACGACAGGTACGGCGCAGGTTGCCGTGGACGGTACTGCGGCTTGCACGTTTTCTAACACGGCCGTGGTGGGTGATTTTGTCCAGGCTTACTCTGCGGGGAACGGTTCTTACAATGGGCAATGCGTTGACGCCGGTTCGACCTATCCCGCTTCTGGCTCGATGATTGTCGGGACGGTGGCTGACGGCGGCGCGGCGGGATCACACAATGTCCACATCTGGATTGCCAACCCCTCGGTCGGAGCCGTGGCATCGGTGCAAGGACTGACCGGAGCGGTGGTGATCGAGGCTGCCACTGCAGGACAGGTGGCGATTTCTGGCGGAAATGCTTCGGCACTGACAGGCGCTTCGGATTTGACTTACTCGGGACACACTTTCAGCGCCATTTCGACTACGATTTTCGATCTCAGCGCGGCTACGGGAACGGCGGCTTTCAAGGTGCCTGCGAATTCCAGCAACACGGCGACCGCTGCTGGCGTTCTTGATTTCGATACGACAAACAAGGACTACCACGGCTACGTCAATGGTTCGGACTCCAAGTTTGCCGTCTATCCGACCACGTTGACACCGGTAGCGACTCAGTGCGCTACATGGGTGGCGGCTGGCAGCGCGTGGACATTGGGAAGCGCGGCTTGCGGCAGTGGTGGCGGCGGCTCGATCACGGGTTTTGGAACGCTTGTTGCCTATGACGTTTACTACATGCCTGCTGGTGGAAGTCTGGCAACGGCTAAGGCTGACGGTTC